ATTTTTATACTGTTACCGATCTGAGCAATTTTTGCAGCGTCCGTCGCACTAAGGTCTTTCGCACCACCACTAGCTCCCCCACCTAATCCTTCTTTTGCCTTTTTAAGAAATGCAGAAGAGGGAACATTTGCATCAATAGATTTTACAATTCCCTGCGGCTGTAAAAAGGCACCGCCAATTGACAGTACCCCGTCACCGGGGGTCTTATCTCCAGCAGTTCTAAGTATGGCACCGGCAGCCACTCCTGCACCAGATCCCACCTTTGCACCCTGTTTAGTGGCAAGTCTTTTTTGTAGACCGCCATCTTGAAACCTATTTTCATTCATGGCGGCAAGAGTGCTCATGCCCAGCTTTTTGACACTACTTTTTCTGATGACAAATTCACCCGGAGTCAACATAGCTGGAACGGTATCTCTGTTTCCACTGCCGGGAACTGGACCACCGCGATTAAATTTAGTAGCCCTAATTCCACTAGAAGCACCACCAAACCCTCTCAAAATTCCAATACCCTTTGCCAATCCCTGTCCAGCTTTCAAAGCAAACAAAGTGGTCAAAAGAGGTAAAACGGGTTCCAATGCCTCGCCAATTTTAATCAATGCTTGTGCCAATTTGAGCGATCCAGTAATAACGCTTCTGAATGCACTACTGTCAGTCAACTTACGAATAAAGGCATCAAACTGCTCTCTGGTTTTTGCAATTTCTGTAGCAAGTGCCTGCTGTGCTGTTTGAGCATCTTTATTGATAGATCCAGCGGCACCTTGGGCGACATTGAGTGCCTGTTGTGCAACTGTGAACTGGTTGATCAAAGGAATAACCTTACCAACCTGACGGAAACCACCAAGCTGTTCAACAATAGCAGCAAATCTATAGTTACGAGGATCAAGACCAGACAACCCCGAAGACAATCTCTTTACAGCTTCAAAAGCACCAACGAAGTTACCCTCTGCATCTTGTAAATTAATGCCGAGTTCTTTTAACGCATCTACGGTGTCTTGACGTTGAATACGTGTAAAAATAGTTCTCAAACCGGTAGCAATAGTTTCAGCACTTTCACGAGTAGTCTGACGAACACTAGTGAACAACGCAATCAACTCATTAACTTCACCACCCGCATTGGCAAAAACACCACCCACTCTACGAATCGCAGTAACAAGGTCGGCAGATTCAACAGCGAAATTCTTAGACACCGCATTAATCGAGTCTAATGTTTTCTCCAAGAATTTTATTTCACCCCCGGCTTTTGCTGCCGATGTACTAAACTGATTAAGAACAGCAATAGCACCTTCTGTTGTAGACTGAATGTCATTAAACGTAGCAGCCAACGTTGTCTTAGCCAGAATGTCTAAAGCCTTGGTTGTTTTCTGGGCACTAAGACCTGTTTGGAGCAATGTTCGAGATACGTTAAGAAGGTCGGCAGAACTAGCACCAAGAGAGGTAGAAAGTCTCGTCACCTCATCAGACAGGCCGCTCAACCTTGGGACGATTTTCCCAGTAACTTGAGATATTTTAACCAACTCAAGCTCAAAAGCAATGGCTTCTTTTGTGGAACGCTTGAAAGCATTCACCAAAGAAAGTAAAGTCCCTGTAGCAACAGTAATAACACTAAATCTTCTTGCGGACTCAGCCAGAGTCTTGTTAAGTTCGCTAGTAGACTTAGCGGACGCTTTAATGCCCTTATTAAAGTTTTGTACTTGTTTATTGGCCTGAGCCAAGGATTTAGCGTTCGTTTGCACGTTCAGCTTAACATTACCAAGGGGCTGAAGCTGCTTCTTGATTTGTTGAACTGTGCGATTGATATCGCCCCTGTTGGCCTGTACTTGCAACTGTGCAGTTAAATTAAATCGCTGTGCCATTTTTACCTTCTTATGTTAAAACTTGTGGGGCTAAAATAGCCCCACTAGATTTCCCATACCTTGATACACAATTTATGAGTCTGTGGAGGTTTTCTCAGACTTTTTTCTGGTTCGCTTTGGCTTTGTTTCCGCTACCAAATCTTCCTCCTTTTCAGCATCTTCTTTTTTGGCAGAAATAATGGGTTTTCCCTTTTCGTCCAAGAATGGCTTTCTTTCAGCTTTGTCCTTCACAACCCAAGTGGAATCACCATCTGAGTCAACGACTTCTACAACCTCCTCGCCACCCCGATTGACAAAATACCGCTGCTCTACGTCTTGCTCTTCTTGAGCCTTTTCTGTGCGATAAGCGACAAATCTACCATCTTCATCAATAAGGCGGCCCTCGGTGTCAACGAGGTGTCCCCCGTTATTAACCAAACGCAAGTCCTCATTAACAAAATCGAATTCTTTCAGAAATTTATTTTCTGTTAGCTTATTATCATAATCAGGATCTAGACCATATATCATTTGTGCCAGTTCGCCGGAAGCCTCAACAACCCAAGGCTGGTCCATACTGGCATCGTAATCTTTTTGGCTTTGGAAATAAGGACGCTTGGTTTTAGGATTTAGCATACAAAGCCTAACAAGCTCAGAAAATCTTGCATTATCGGCCTGTCCCTCCACAGAGTTTTGATCAAGCTGATTTCTTTCTGCCAGAAATTCTCTAAACTCAAAACGAAGCTGCCGAAGTTCGATTGCAACATCTCGTGCCTCAGAAAGAGGGATGCCACCGACTCTCAAAACCTCCTCCTTAGCGGCAATGTCCTCGGCGTATTGATCGTTTTTTTGCTGCTTATCTTCGTTCCAGATACCCTGTTCTTCCATGTGGTCAGACAATTTCTGTCTCAACAAAGCACCAGAATCCAAAGCCTTTCTAAAAGCCTTGTTGTACTCTATTTGAGAATCTCTGTATTCTTGTGGTCCGGGCGACTTTAACAATACCTTAACAGTGTTACCATCTTTATCCAAGCCTTCTATTTGTCTTTCTGTGTCCATTATTACTTTTCTCCTTCTTGATTGTTTGACTCAGGAACAACAGGGATGTTGATCTGATACATTTTCCGACTTACATCATAATTAGCAAATTCCGCTTCCAAGTTTCTGATTTGTGTATTGCCCCTGTCTAGTATATTTGCTCTAACCTCATCATAAATTTCTTTGAGTTGCTTCTGCTCCTCTGTAAGAACGTCTTGTCCATCGAAACCCCACAAAAAACCCAACTGTTTTTCTATGGCGTCCAAAGCCCCGATCATAGTGGTCTGGACTTTCTTTTTGCAGGACTTAAATAAAGCATCTTTTGAAACCTCTTTTCTCCTTTCCTCTCGAATGTTTCTTAAGTTTATCGAGCTTTCTAAAAAACCTTTTGTGATTTTATCTTTCACAATTCTATCCCTTTCCTTTAATTGCTTGAGTTCCTTGGTTAACTGCGTTCATATATCTTTCCTCTCTTACGTCCGAAAGCTCTTTGAAATTCATATTTCCCGATGCAGAATCTATATCCGCCTGTCTTTGTCGGACAATTCTCTTGGAAACCTCTGAATTAAGATTATGTATTTCATTAGCTTCTTCTCTATTGTTCGCCATTAGTACAACTTCTTGAGAGCCCGCGACTTTTGGTGAAAGCATATCATCAATCTCCTTGGCTTTCTTTTCTTTTTCGTATTTTTCTTTTTGCACTAAAAACCAACCATCTAAACAATCATCATCCTCAATCACCGCTTCGGCGGGCTGATCGGGAGATGAGTAAACGTTATCGTAAAGTTGACTGTATGAAATCAAAGATAACTGATTAGAATCTAACTGTATAGAGGGCTTGCCAAAAACATCGCCCCTTTTCTTAGAGGAGTTCCACATAATTCTCCAAGGATTGTCTCGTGCAACTTTTCTAAATTCTTCGGGTTTTATTGCATTTTCTGAATACATGTCAAGAACATCCGTTACACTAGCCCTGTTAAAATTATACGAATCTCCATCTTGTGTTTTTGTGGTTTGCTCAATAATCCAACATTTTCTGGCAAAAGCGGCGACACCACTGCATGTCAGGTGATCTAATGATTTTCTTTTACTTGCAGTTATGGCTAACTGTTTTTCCATTAGTCTTATACTTCTTTTTATTCCTTGTAGTTCCTTCTTTTTAAAGAAAGACTTGAAAGCCTGTATCTTTAGTTTTTCTATGTCTTTATTGATCTTTTTACATTCTTGATCATCAAAGGGCGACCATAAGTCATTTTCGATGAGTATATTGATAATATCTTCATCCAAATAACAACCGGAAAAGTAAGCCTTTTCTTTGGCCTTTTCGTAAACCTCATAAGACTCCTCAAGGATATCCATATCAGGTTCATATATGAACAAAACAAGATCGCCCAGCCGTAAGCGTAGGCGACCTTGAATTATTCTATTTAAAACTTTGCTGTAGTATATATCATCCAAATCCTAAATCCCTAAAAAGATATACTAGCTACCACCATCATCAACGAGTAAAGTGTTAAAGTTACTGTAAGAATAAGTAACTGTAGAGTTCCCACCGCCAGTGTCACCACCAGAATAGGAAACCGAAGTCAACTTGTTCTTTCCAGTCAGACCTGTCGGAGACGATGCTCCACCAAGATCAAGAACCGTACCAGCATCGTCAAACAGAACGATGTCTTGATCGGTCAAGTTCTTATCTGCACCGGAAACACTTTTCAAGTCACCAGAAGTTGCGATAACTTCAAATTCACAGGTAACTTCAATTGGGAACGAAGTAAATTTGGCATAAGGTCCAAATCGTCCAAGTTCCAAAATGTTCTCCTGACCAAAGTCAGCAGATACAGCAACACTCTGGATGTGGAATCCGCCACCTTGACCACCAGTGTCGTCACCAACTTGGGACTTAACAAGGGTCGGAAGGTCAGAACTAACAAGGTCAATATCCCTACGGCGAACAACACCAGAGTTTGGCGTGTCTGTTCCAAATTCACCATCGGTAAGACCGGCGGGGAATTGTGCCGTAGCAGTATCGCTAGTTTGGTTTCCGTCATTATTCCAGAAACGATCATTACCAACCAAAGTCACAGACTCGGTAGCGTTTCCGTCAACACTATAGTTGTAAGAAACAGACGAAATATACATACCGGAGTTCCAGCAAACATTTCTTGCTGTACCAGTTGCATTGGAAGTACCATCGTCGTAAATCGCAAGATAAACGTCACAACGAGACTTGGCAGCAGCTACCAAGTCAGTTTGACACAAACCATTGGAGGCGAGATTGAAGATAAGTTTTTCGCCATCAATGACCTTTTCCAAGGTAACTTCAACATCAGCAACATCTTCGATGTTTTCATAAATTTCAAGCTGACCGATTTCAAAAACCTGATCAAGCGTAAAATTTGAATTCATTCCAACACTTTGCAAGCCACGAACAATACCGGCAGCAGCAGGATCTTCTCCTGTTGGTGCAGCGATAACAACGGCTTGGCAAGCGTAGAATATTCTATCATTACGTGCCATTTAAATTCTCCTCTATTTGAGTTATACCCTCTGGTAAAGGCATTATTATATACACAAAAAACGCCTAAACCGGCCCCACTTCGGTTTTACAGCGTGCTACGCCCATGTAGAGATCTACAGATAATTGTGTGATATTATCCCCCCTTGTTTCATAAATAAAACATTTTCTAAAGGGGTAATTTTCCACTAATTGCGGGTATAATCCACTTGCGGTAGCATGACCACGTAGCTCTCTTTGTTTGCCATTTTCAAAAGTAAAAGGGGAAACCCCGCTCTGTGCCACCTTTGTGGTGTCAAACAGGGTTAAAGTTCTATCGTTTTGTGCAACAATGGTATCCATCAAATTAACGGTTTCCCAGTGATTCTCACTCATAACGTAGAACAAAACGTCACTTCTCACCCACTGTCCGCCACCCAACTCAAACCCCTTGGTATCTCGTGCTGGCACCACTTCTACAGCTATCGCTGGCAACTGCACCCTAGATTGTCCAAGTCTTAGCCAGTTTCCAGATCCCTGTACTTGAAAATTAGACTCATTTCTAAAGGAGTTTTGCTGAAGTTGACGAAACCAAGAAATACCCTCGGCTGGAACCACCTGAACACGCTTGTGGCTATAGGCTATTTGTACATCGCTAGATGTACTTTCAGCAGAATCAAATACAACCCGACCCAACTGATAATCAATATAAAAAGGTTTGTCTACATTACCATTAGCGTAAAATGAACCATCTACAAAAACGCCAGATATATTGATAGGTTGCTCGGTGACGCCATCTATATTGCCATCACCCTCCCAAACCCAATTCTGTCTATACCCCTCCCAGACCTGACCATCTGTATAATTTGGGCTATCTACAAGTCTTAGCTTATGTCGATCACCACCGTAAATGCCGCTCTGAGGAATGTTTATAGAGTAGAACCCGCCAGCATCCACCAAGCCCCAATCATAAAAATTTACAAAATTATCCAAAAGTATTTCAGATAATCCAGCATCTAGGACTTTATCTTTGTATAGACTTAATTTAGTATTACTTCCTCCCGGCATTATAGTATCCTCCTTATCACATTCTGAACTTCTACAGCGACTCTATCAATTGCTCTAGTAACAAAGTTGTCATCTATAGTTCCAGAAAATGCACTATTAACTTTGTATGGTGCAAATTTAGTGGACATTTTAGCTTCTCCGGTTCTTGTTGTTGGAAATGATCCAAACTCCACTCCGTATCCAGTTATGATGATTTCATCTCCCAATGTCAATAACCATGACAGCCAAGGCAGAGAACCACCTTTAATCTCCTGCTTACCTTCTGGCAGAGACAAAAGATTAGCAAAATCCGATGGTTGCAATGAAATAGTCACGCCGCCAGAAAAATTGCTGGGGTTTATTTTAACCCATTGAACAGTTAAACTGCTAACTACAGCCTCCACAATAGCATTTGAGGGATCGTTTTCCAATCCGAATTCGGCTCTTAGTAAACCGTTTGACAATGAGTTCATCTCTGGACTATCTCGCAAAGCACTGCGGAATATAGGTTCTAGCTGAGATTCTAATTGCGGAATTCTAGAACGAATCGCCTTGTTGATATCTTCAGCCAAACCCTTCCGTATTCTTTTTTCTAACTCCGCATTGGATTCCAGAAATGTAACTCTTGCCATGTTTATCCTTGTGCCCTTTTCCAGAATGTCACAACATATTTTGTGTTGTTTTGTTTAAATCCTTGAGGAAAAGATATTCGGGCCTTTTCGTTTTTTGCATTGGGGTCGTATTTCTCAATTCCATCATAAGAGGGAATCAAGTATTTTGCTTTTTCTATTTTGTCTAAATCTGTCATGTAAGCGATTGTTTGAATCGACATGTCTGGAATGTTGATTTCTGCCCCAGTCTTAACCCAGTTCTTCCTATCCCAGTAAATTCTAAGCGTGATACTGTCAGTTGCTTCTACAGCCTTGTAACCTTTTCCATTGCAATAAGGACAAGGCATACCCCGATCAAATGGGTATGGACCACCGGTTTGATAAATGCTCACAGACCGATTACTTGTACCCATCGTATTCATAATGCAATTCGGACAGTCCTCCTTTTTCTCAGGATAGACCAAAGTGGCCGACCTTGTGAAAAGCAAGATAGCTTCATTGTATACATCAAAAACGCCGCTTGGGATATTAATCGCCATTAGATAATCCTATAGGTTATGTGACCACCGATGTCTCCGACAGTAGTTTGCACGTTGAGATCTTCCCCCACGGCAGTTGTAAACAAGGCTTCACCGCCACCATTTGCAGAAACTCCACCATTTGCAGCAACAACAAAGGGACCACCTATAACGGTCGTATCAGACTTGAAAGTAACTGTTGAAGCGGCACTACAAACAAACGCATACGATAAAACCTCAAATTGTCTACCGGGAATTCCAGCCCGAAGAAGTTGGGTCGCAGCGGTTTCAAGAATGTCCTGACTTTCTACAATTCCGTACATATTGTAGTCTGTAGGAAGTGCAGTTCTATTAAGGTCTGGATTCGACACATCTGTAGCCTCGCCAGTGACGGTTGAAAAAACCGTAGCACCACCCTCGTTAAAACCGTTACCACCGATAATTTTTTGTGAACTCATTTTATTTTCTCCTAACCAACGCCCAGCGTTGTTCTAAAAATTGAAGTTGAACTGGCCGGTGCTGATTCTGTATAAGTACCATCAAAATCACACCCGTAAATTTTTATAATTTCACCATTTGTGGATACGTTTTGCCACTCAAACGCGACTTCCGCATCATCCCATTGTGCTTTAGTACCAGTTAAGCTACCAAACACAACAGTGGCAACACTTCTAAGATCTGTAAAAGAAGCGACTTGTTGACTATCAGTCAAGGGTGTACCAGTTCCCGTTCCTGAATATACTCTAGCATTTATTACAGCGGTAGCACCGGGAACAAATCCACCCTCTCTATCTACCCTAATTTGAAAAGTGTCCATGCTGTCAAAATCAGCATCAACGTTAGTTAATGTAAACCTCGCCGTCATCGTTCCGGGGCTTCCTTCATTCGCAACGTAATCGAATGAACTACTATCTGGATCATCATTACAATGTGTGTAAAAGGGGGGATCATATCGAGGGGATGTGATATCATCATGCATAATGGTGCCATCTATTACACCATCACCATCCAGCGTTAATGTTGTAAGTGTAGCCATTAGTAATATCTACCTCCATCATAACGGTTTTGACTTACCCCCCAACTACCCGGACTGTAAGGTCCGAGAATAGCAGTTCCGATAGGAGTTCCACCATCGCCTTTTTCGTATTGATACTTAGTCATAAGTTCATCAAACTTAGCACATACATCCTTGTATAGCGTTAAAAGACTACCACTAACCCCTCTAAGGTCAATGGCCGATGGACCATCTTTAATCGAAATAGCATTAGCTGATTCTGTTTTAACCTCGCTGCCAATTAAAATACAGGCAGATTTGTAAACTGTTAAAATGGTAAAGTCACTATCACCCTCATCCACTGGATCGGGAGTAATTGAAACCTGACCAACATTAACAACATATGTATTGAGAAACACAGCTTCATTTTGGACGTTATAAGCACCAACCATTAAAATCTGCTTGAGTCTTTCATCTGTATATTTTGTCTCATCCAGATCGCCAATAACCGATCTAAACATGAGAATCATATCCATTTGCCAAGGCATAATATCTCCACCTTATAGGTTTTCGTAAACTTTGAAAGTCCCCACATCAGACCTAAATGTCCCACCGCCAATAACTATTTTTGCCTGTATTCTCCATGTTCCCACTTCGTTAAAATCACCGTCTACAGAAGTATACTTGATTTTCCCATCAGTACCGTCTGTATTCAGACCCGCTGTCTTAGTAGACGAAGCACCAGAGGGGGCTTTTAAAATTAATTCTAACGTAGTAGCACTCGAAACATCTAATGCTGTGGCTGTGCCAGAAACACAGTCATTTACAGTCACCACGATGTCGGTGCCTATATCATTGTAATGTACTTCTTCTTCTGAGCAAGCCATGATTTATCTCTCTACTGTAAATTCCATTGAACGATTTATTTCTAACGTGTCGTCCAGTTGTCTATTTATACTCAAAATCTGCTCGATTTCCGTCTGAATTTCTAAATTAAACTCAGACTGGGTGTTTGTATCCAGTGAAAAGTTGATTTCCTCGGCCCTAAAAGCCGGTGGACCGGAACTATCGTGAAAAAATAAAAGTAATAGCGATCCATCTACCATTAGGGCTCTCCATGATACATAACGCCAAGAAAGAGTCTTAATACACCACTACTATTAGTTAGTCTACACACAACATCCCCAACGGCGGGAGTTACTGTAGCAGCACCTCTCGGACTAGGCATGGGAGTTGCAGTATTAAAAGCGGCATCATTGAGCGATTTATAGTTGGTAATAATTCTAGTCGTGTCACCACTATCCACTTCAAACTTCAACTGACTTGGAGCAAAGTTGAAATCTTCTCTAATATCTGTATTTGAGGGCAGGTTAAAATCAAGCCCAAAAGCCCAGCATATATCTGCGTCCACGCCATCAATTCTAGTAATGACACCCATGATAAACTCACCATCTGGGTTCGCAGAAGATTGGGCCAAATGTAAATTGATAGCAGAAATGTCTATTCTTCCGGTTTCGCTATGCGGGAAGTTTGTAGTGTCGTCTTTGTCTATCAAAACAAAATCAGTATCGCCGGTGCCAACGCTATCATCATGGTACACAGCATAAACATTACGCTCACGCTCTGTTGATGTGGTTGCAAGCTCACCATCAGAGGTCACTTTGGCGTCATACTTGGTAGCACCGGAGGAAAACTCGTCACCACGAATTTTCATTGGTACAGGGTTGGCATCAGAAACGTCCCCATCATTGACGCCATCTGCACCAACAACCATCTTAGAACGTGGATACTTCACGCCTAAAATTTCATCTGCTGCAATATTTGCACCCGCTCCGGGGGTAATTGGTACCTTGTCTGCCATTTTTTAATCCTATCTAAAGAGGTCTAATT